ATTAAAACACATGAAGTCAAGTTTAATTAATCCTACCCCAAGAACTATGGTAGATGACAGACTTTATTACTAGGAGATATAAATGACAACTAAAATACCTGCAGAATTATCAAGTACCCCCGGAATATCTGACAGTAGTAATGCAACTGCAATAACTATTAATAGTAGTGAAAATGTTACTGTAGCAAATAATTTTTTTATAGAACCTGTAGATTCAGGTAAATTATATTTTACTTCTTCTTCAGGTTTTTCTCCAAGAATTGAATCAGTTAGTACAGCTCTTACTTTAAGAACTAATAATTCAGAAAGAATGCGAATTGCTAATGACGGTAAAATTGGAATAGGTACTACAAGTCCAAGTGGTACATTAGATGTTCATAGCTCAAGTGTAGGTATTGCAATTGAACATTCTGGAAGTGGTGCTTTTAATCATGTTGGTGAGTTTTTCTGTCCTAATCTTACTAATACAGAAAATGCCCTTTTAGCAATAGGAAAATCAGGCAATACCAAACAAGCGGGTTACTTAGGATATTATTGGACAGCAGATAATTCTGATAACAATTTCTTTCATATGAGTCATTGGGCATCTGATTATTTATTTAGAGTTTATGGACAAGGAAATTATTACTTTGCAGGTTCTTCTGTATCTGATAGAGATTTAAAAGAAAATATTGTAGATATTCCTGAACCTTCTTTAGACAAAGTTAAACAATTAAGAGTTAGAAAATTTAATATGATACCTTTAGGAGATGATGATGTTACTCCAACAAAAGTAGGATTTATTGCTCAAGAGGTACAGGAAGCAATGCCGAATGTAGTCACGGGTACTGATGGAAACAAAGATATGGCGGTAGATACTACAGGTATTGTAGGACATTTAGTTAAAGCAATCCAAGAACAACAAGAAATCATCGAAGATTTAAAATCAAGAATAGAAACATTAGAGGGATAATATGGCACTAACAAAAGTAACTTCAGCACTAACTAATTTAGATGGTGGTATTACTATTGATAATATTACTATAGATGGCACAACAATGACTTTAAGTTCTAGTGATTTAACTATTGATGTTGCAGGAGATATTATTCTTGATGCAGATGGAGAAAATGTAAAATTTCGTGATGGTGGAACAGAAGTAGGTCAAATTGACTTAGGCTCACAAAATATGAATTTCAGAGCTTCGATTTCAGATAAAGATATGTTGTTTCTCGTCAATGACGGTGGAACTGAAATAACTGCATTGACTATAGACGGTTCAGCAGCAGGTGCTGCAACCTTTAACGATAATGTTACAGCTTATTCAGATGAAAGACTAAAAGATAATATTAAAACTCTAACTAATGGTTTAGATAAAGTAAAACAACTTAGAGGTGTTACTTACACTAGAGATGAAAAAGAAAGTATTGGTGTTATAGCTCAAGAAGTAGAAAAGATTTTACCAGAAATAGTATTAACTGCTGATGATGAAATGGGTACTAAGTCTGTAGATTACAGTAGAATTACTGCAGTATTAATTGAAGCAGTTAAAGAATTATCTACAAGAGTTAAAGAGTTGGAGAATAAATAATGGCATTACCAACTTCAGGTGCTTTATCTTTAAATGCTTTACACGTTGAAGCTGGTGGTACTTCTGGTACTACATGTTCTTTTAATGACTCTGATATTAGAGGATTGACTGCAGCTAGTGGTAAAACTATTAATAGTACATTAGGAACTCAAATAGATTTTAATAATTTTTATGGTGCTAGTGCTGGTCTTACATCAGCAACAGTAACTACAGGATATAATGTTTTTCAACTTATTGGTTATGATTACAGGTATAGAGGATATTTTAAAACCCAGCTTGGCTCAATAAGTAGTTTTGGCTCTATAAGTCCTACAAGTCCAGTTTTTTCAGGTATTGCTAATGGTAATGAATTAACAAGAATATATGTTCTCGGTGTAGTTTCTGTTGGTTCTGGTGCTACACTCTCTATAGGTAATAGAAGAATACTTATGCATTTTGATGATACATATACTATAAATAATAATAATAGTGATGCTTTTACATCTGTTAATATAAATGGTACTACTTTTAATAGAAGTGATGGTACATTTAGTTACAATTCAAGTAATGCCATTTATCAATGGTATTGGGATGAAAGTACAGGCGGTAATGTAGCTGATAACAGTTCTGCTATAGCACCGTTTCCTGCTGTTGGTTCAACTTGTACTGTTTCGTTTACATAATATTATGGCTAAAGAACAAATAAATCAATATATTAAAGAAGTAAGAGAAACTAGCTATTTAGAAGATATAGATGAAAATAATAATTCTTTTAAAAGAGTATGTATTTTTTTTAATGATGCTGATGGTAATCCAATAGAAATGCATTTAAATAAAAATGATAGCACTGAAATGTTAATTGAAGAAAATAATGAAGTGTTTATCAATACAGAAGATGTAGATGCTAGGATAGAGCAAGAAAAAGAAATATTAAATACAATGAACGCAATAGAAAATGAGTAGAAGTCAACCATATACTGTAGCATGTGCTGGAGGTTTAGTTACTGCATCTAATGCTATTGATTTACTTAAAACTCCCGGAGTAGCGACTGAGTTAAAAAACTTTGAAGTTTCTACCAAGGGTGGTTACAGACGTATTAATGGTTTTACAAAGTTTGGTGGTGGTAGTGCAGTACAACCTACAGGTGGTTCAACAACTATCTTAGGTACAATACCCTATGCAGATGGTGTGGTTGTTTGTGCAGGTACAAGTATTTATTTTAGTCAAACTGGTACAAGTTGGTTAGAAATAAATAGAGCTAGTGTTGCTAGTAGTGGTGATAATCATACAGCTTTTACAGGTCGTAGTGTTTTAACAAGAACTAATCAAGCACAATGTCAATTTGCATTATTTGAAAGTGCTACATCAGATTATGGAACATTAGTTATTGCTGATGGAGTTAATAAACCTTATGCATTTAGAATGGAAGGTACAGGTGCTTTAACTAGCAGAACATTTTTTGGTGAAGAAATTACGGTTACAGGTACAAAAGGAGTTGAATATGTAACAGTACATGACAAACATTTAATAGCTGCTGGAGTTGAAGATAATTTAAATACTATATTTTTTAGTGGTACTTTAGACCCAACAGATTTTACTAGCACTGGTTCTGGTTCGATTGCTTTAGAAGACCAAGTAAAAGGTATTAAAAGTTTCCGTAACGAATTATTTATATTTTGTGAAAACTCAATATTTAAACTACAGAATATAAACAATTCTAGTACGATAGCTGTAGTACCAGTTACTAAAAACGTAGGTTGTTTAAGTGGTCATAGTATTCAAGAAATTGCTGGTGATTTAATATTTTTAGCACCAGACGGATTAAGAACAGTAGCTGGTACAGCAAGAATTGGAGATGTGGAGTTAGGAACTGTTACAAGTTCAATACAAAATATTTTAAGTGATTTAGCAGAAAATATAAATATTTATACAATTAACAGTGTAGTTCTTAGAGAAAAATCACAGTATCGTTTATTTTATACAAACACTGGAGCTGCTGATAGTACACAAAGAGGAATTATTGGCACATTAAGACCTAATGGTTTTGAATGGTCAGAAACTAGAGGATTAGAAGTTACAGCTATTGGTTCTGGTTTTGATAATGACGGTGTAGAAAAATATTATCATGGAGATACTAATGGTAATGTTTATGAACATGATACTGGTAATGACTTTGATGGTACTGCTATTTTAGCAAGATATACTACACCAAACTATGATTATGGAGATTTAGGAACTTTAAAAACTTTACACTATCTTAGAGTTTCTATGGCAACAGAGGGAATTGTAGAACCTGATGTACAAATTAAATTTGATTTTAATAGTACAGACGTACCACAACCAACAGATTTATTTGACTTAGGAGTTATAAATCCACCTTCTTTATTTGGCGAAGCAGTGTTTAATACAAATAAATTTGCTGGACAAAATAATCCAATGATAAGAGTACCATTACAAGGTAGTGGTACAAGTAATAATTTTACAGTAATTAGTAATGATACAAAACCAAGCTACACAGTTAACGGACTTTATGTAGACTTTATACCTTCGGGTAGGAGATAATTATGGCACAAGCTTATATAAGACAAAGTACTTTTGCAGACGGTGATACTATTACCGCAGCTTTGTTTAATGATGAATATAATCAATTAGTAAATGCTTTCGCATATTCCTCTAGTAGTGCTAGTTCTACTGGACACAGACACGATG